CACCCTAATCCAGAAATCGAAAATCCCGACGCCGCCGGCTGTCTTGTCAAGCTGTGCCGAAAACTGGAAATTATACACGCCCGGCTCGTCCACATAAATGCGCGATGTCGGGCTGCCACGATAGACGCCCTCGCTTAGATCGGTTGTATTGAACGTGACCGCATAGGCGGTATTGATCACCGCCGCCGTTTGGTTTGTGGTGTCATAAAAGGAACCGAACCGGGACCGCTTAGGCGGCGTGATAGGCGGCGCCAAGTCTGCCAAGCTATCGCTATCCGCCGGCTCATTACGCGGCGCCGTCGCCAGCAATTCCAGCGCATCGGCAATGCGGTCCAGCGCGCCATTGGCAGCAACCGCTTGCGCGCCCGCGCTGTCGGCTTGCAGAGCCGCCTCTTGGATCAGCACCCCAAGCCGCTCAATCTCGGCAGGCGTCAATTCGCCAGCAACCTTAAACAACTGCTCGAAGGCCCGGATTGACGCATGGTCAGGCAGAAAGCGCGCCAATTCCGCGCGGGTAGGGGGAAGCGGATTGACCATCAGACTGCCAGCGGTTCCAGCGTGGCTTCAAGCCGCGCGATGCTCACGTGGGCGTCACTATCACTCTGGAAACGCTGCGCCCGCCAAGCCTGCATAAAGCCCATCTGGCGCCATTGGACGCGCTTTGTGGTGTTACCTACCTTGCCCACGCTCGCCCGCCTGGGGACAGACCAGGACCGGCCATCGAAGCTATGCGACGTGGTAACGTGCGGATCGGCGCCCAAGGCGACATTACCGGTCAGGCACGTAAGCTCCATCGCATGAAACACCGCGCCGCGCGCCGCGTTATAGACAATCGGCGTCGAAAACTCCCACCGCACCTTCTGCCCGAAATGGTGCGAAACCTCATCCGAAAGCCGGCCATACCGTGCCGCAGTCGGATCCCCGAACAACCATTGCCCGTAGCACCAGACAAGGCCCTGCGCCTGATACCGCGCGAAGCCTTCAACTGTGGATGTCAGTGCAAACCAAACTTGGCTTTGCAACGCGCCTGTAGCCGCCGCATCATAGACAAGCGTCCGATCCGGCAGATGAACGTAAAGGTATTGATGCGAGCGGTCCAAGCGCGTTTCAAGCATAACCTCCGAAAGCTGTTCTTCCGTGTAACCCTGCAAGATCGTGTCAATCTCGCGCGTGCTGATTTTCTGCGCTTGGCCGGATACGCCAAGAAACACGCCCGGCGCCTCGTTTCGCGCGCCGCCAAGGAAAGCAATCGCATCGCCCATGATGCAACAGGCTTGCGTTCCGACAACGCCTTTCTGGATCACCGCGCGCTCATTGCGCTGGAACGGGAAGCCCGCCGTGCCCACATTGTCAAAGACTTCGATGCTATGCCGGTTGAGCGCGTAAACCTCGTTCCGAAACTTGATCAGCCCCTTGACGGGATCAGGGTCAATTTCCGCCGATCCGTATTTGAGCGGATCAACGGCGAATGGATCATTCAATTCAGTGACCACCAAAAACTGACCATCTGTGGTCATGAAATAACCGTCAATCCAAATCACATCTAGCACGGTGCCCAAGTCTGGATCAGTCACCTGTTGCAGCGTGGAACCATTGTAAAGATACAAGCGCCCAGCGGATGCAATGGCCAGATAGTCGAAGCTGTAATCAAAGGATGCAAGACCGCCCGCGCCAACATCGCCAATATCGGTCAGGGCTCCGCTTGCATCTATCCGAACCAGGCGCGAACCCATGACGCGATAGCATTGGCCGCGCCATTCAATCCCGCCTCTATCAGCGCCTGGGCTTGTCCCAAGTTCAACCAAGCCATCGCCAGGGCGAAGATAGCTGCGCGAAATACCGGCGCCAGTCGGGATCGGAACGAGGTTGACCGGTAGCGCCACGCGGAAATCCGCCGCGCTATCCGCATAGATGCCATTCAAGATCGGCACCTCCGGCATTTATTCGCCGCCAGTCTCGGGCAATTTGTGCCAAGCTTCAGCATATTCCGCCGCGTATTTTTCAATCGCGGCAGTCAACTTATCGCCCGTTTCAGTGCAAATAATTGTCTGCTCGAAATCGCAGCCGTTGAACTTGACGCTCACCGTGTAATAAGGCGCGTTTTCCGAAATGATTGTCCAAACAGGGGGAATTGTCATCACACCGTCCTCGACAGTTTGACTTTGACCTGCCCGGCGGCAACCGCCGTGGTATCGCTATCAGCAGCCGCTCCGGTAATGGCGATGCCAAGCCCAAGCGGGAAACGATAGGCGTTAAAGCCTGGGGAGATTTCCGCAACACCGGGAACGCCAGCAACGGCGGCGCGTACGGGGATAATCATTTCCGGCACGTCTGTTCCAGGCACAGGCGCCGTTGCTTTATTGAACAGTTTGACAAAAGCGTCAGTGGCGCCGACATTAGACGCCCAAAGCGCACAAAGCCCAGACGTGCCAGTCAGCACTAAGGCCGCATTTGTGGATAGCAAAGAATTAACGAAATACGGCGTTGCAGGGACCGCCGGGGTACCAGCGCTAGTTACGGAAGAAACCGAAGACAATGAACCGCCTTGGATCGAAACAGGCGCAGCCGCTGCTAAATCCCCGGCAGGGCGCGCAAGCATCTCAACCCGCTCACGCTTATAGTCGAAAATCCGCACAAAGCTAAGGCGGAAGCAAGTGCGCCGGATCAAACCGCCGCCGCAGTTTGTCGTGCCAAAATCAACCGGCAAAGTGCGCTGGCCAGAATACGGAAGAACCAAAGTCAAGTTTGTTGTGGCAACATTGGCAATTTGCCAAGGACCATCAAGACCAAGGGTGGCGCCAGTCGCAATATCGCGGCAACCAACCAATTCCAGCATATCACCAATGGTCGTCGCAGGCGCGGCCCATGCGGCAGAACCAACAAGCACGAGCTGACGGGTGCCATCTGCCAAGGTGGAAAGTGTCGCGCTCTGCACCACCTGGGCAACCGCACCAAGGGAAGACATGAGGTTGCCGCCGTTTACCTTAGCGACGTACCCGCCGTAGCTTGTAACCGTGCTTGCCGTGCCGATAACAATGGTGAACGTCAAATCATCCACAACCGAAGCAACCGCCGTCGCCGTTGCCAGGTTTGGAAAGGACGCAGCCGCTTGGTCACGAATACCGTAGATCACCACAGGATCATTCGCCACCAACCCATGCGAGCGGTCAGTAGTGATGGTAGCGGTTGTTGTGCCAGTTTTGACCGCACTCACGATTTGCGCGTTAGGCACAGTGAGGGATGCGTTGTTTGTGCCGCGAATACGGAACTTGTAGTTATGGGCTGGATCAGGGCAAACTTGCGTGCGAAGCAAGCGCGATGTGGTTTGCGTTACAGCCTCAACCGCGCCATCCGCCCATTGCACCCGGTCAACTTGTGCAAAAACCCGAAACTCAGTCGTTGGCCTGAAAGCGTATTGATACGGCGATGTCACAAGCGCAACGCTTGCCGTGGTTCCGACAGTGACCGAATGATTGTCCGCGATAATACCGGAAGGAAGCGCATCGCCAGCCTCAGACCGGATATACAAGCTGGCATTGGTAACGGTAGGATTTTCAAAAATTTGCGAAACGCCATTTTGCGCGCGGCCAAGGCGCTCACGAAAAAATACAAAGCCCTTGGCGCCGGCTGGATTGGTAATGGTTTGCGATGCAATCGTGCCACCAGGGCCGGCTGTGACCGTGAATTGCGTAGGGCTCGGAACAGATGCCACCACCAAAGCCGGGTAATTGGCTACCGCATTAGAACATCCGGTAATGCCGATACTTTTACCGACGCTCAAACCATGCGGCAGAACAGTGTCAACCGTAAGCACTGACAAAGCTTGCGTGATTGACGCAATCTCCAGCAATGGAACATCAGGCAAGACAGGCAGCGTATCCACAACCTCAACAGCAAATTCCTGGCCCAATGTGCGCTGCGACATATGCGCGCCAAAAGAAATCTCTACAGGAAAGCCAAAATTCAAGCGGCTTTCAATTGATGTTTCAGTCCCGGCAGTCAACGGATCAAGCGAAACCACAAGATAGCTGGCAGCGGCGGCATTGCCGTTCACCCAAACCAAATCGCCAGCGGCCTTGCTTTGCTCCCACTTTCCGCCCGAGATCGGATCGTAGCTTTCAAAAGCATCACGAAATTTTGTCGTGATGTTTTGCGAAATCGCTGCAATCACCTCGGCATGGGTGCCGTCCAGCATATCCACATTGCGGCGAACCACGTCATTGTAGCTTTTTTTAATGTCAGCCATTGCCTTAACTCCCGGCCATGATTACCCAATTGGAACCGTCGCTCACAAGCTCGGCCCAATTCCCGGCGGTGCCGGATACGATTGCCGTGCCAGCGGCGCCACCAGCGCGCGGCACCACATTGGAAGATGCGCTATTGATGGCGAAAGCTTGCACCGTCTTGAACGTCACCACGCGCCCGCTATAGGAAGCCGCCGCCGGCAATGTCACCACACAAGCCGCCGCCGGCTTATTATTGATGA